GATGATAGCGGTCTGCTTATCGTAGTTGGCGTTTATTTCTGCTATCTGCATTTCGATTGCGTGTTGCTCTTTTGTCCTCTGTACATTGTTGTTGATAAGGCACGTAATGACAGCAACCGCACCGCCTATAAGTGCTGATATTATACTCTCCATTGGCTTACTCCCCTTTTAACTCGATTTTAATGCGCTCTAATGCGCTCTAACGCGTTGTAACACGTTCCAACACGCTGAAATTGTTGATAGGCAAGGATTTGCACCTTGCATGAATCTATTCCTAACAACTGCATATGAGTACCATTGCACGTAAGATTCTTATGTGTTTAAGCGTCTACCTATTCCGCCACTATCAACATTAAATACCCAACGTGGTACGCTGACAGAAGCGTGTTGGGTTTATTCCTCTTCCAATGCTTCGATTATCGCCTGCGCTTTATCCAATATTGCTGTCTGTATGTATATCTGAGTTTCTTCTTTCAAATCAGATTCCACAAGCAATTTTTCGCACAGTTGCTCATATTTGAGCATGCCATTGTAAAAATCGTTTGACATTGCATATTCCTCTGCCTGTTCATCTGCCTTAATCTTTTCATATTCCTTGATAATTTCAATAGCGTACTCACAAGCATTTTTAAATTTTAATGGCTTGCCTAAGTGCACTACGCTTAACAGCTTGATTATCTCGTCATATGTCATAGGCATTGATACGGTATATATCATTGATTATTCCTCTGTCGGCTGTGCCGTGTGGCTGATAAACTCACTTTCCACCACATTAAACTGCTGGTCGATTATAACGACCTTTGCTGTCAGCACTGAGGGCTCATTCCACATTGTTGCACAAACCTGATGAAACTTTGCCTTTGCGCTGTCAAGTGTGCCATGTTCTGTGATGTCACCTCTTTCAAGATTTAACTGTAATTCTCCGTTTGATATTTTCATTACCCAATATTTCATTGTTTTTTCCTCCTTATACTGTCATTACTAATTTATTCCAACTTGACCACCCAGAACTCGTATAGTTTCTATACCAAATGTCAATATCTGTTCCTGAGTTGGGATAAAATAGTTGTACAAATCTATCTGCCCCAACTAGTATTCGCTTAACCTCAAGCCGAAAACCTACTCCGCTTATAGGCACATTTAATAAAGTAGCCGCTGTTGTTGAATTGGCATAATATATCCCTTGATTGGTTATGATAGACCCTTTAAGATTGTTTAAATCAGTGCCGTTGGATATGCTCAACATGCTGATTCCATCAAAAATTGAAGCGACAGACTCAGCTTCACTATTTATGTCCGTAATAGGTTCTCCTTGCGCAATAGGTGATTTCGCCCTTCTAAACTCACCGTTTAATATAAATCTTTGATTCGTTCTATATTCCTGTGATGCTCCTGCGGCATCCTCTACTGTGCCTATTACGGAGTTGTCGGCTTTGGTTTGTAATGCTGTATACACCGCCCCACTCTCAACAAGGTCTGTACTATCTGTTACTACTGAGGTGGAGTTTTTGTATGCGGATGTGCCGAGTGTCGGCTTGTTCAGTATAAACGCATCGCTCGTGCTGTCATCCTCGTCCCAATCGCTCTGAACATTAACCTCTGCGCCTGCTTCAACATTGTCCAACTTTGTCTTGAGTGCATCGGTGAAGTCATTGGTTGATAACCCTTTTCCCTCAACCTTGTCCACCTTGTCAGCAAGACCGCTGATCGCACTGGATGCATCGCTTGCAGCAGTGTCCGCCGTAGCCGCAGCATCAAAAATACCATCTTCAATGTGCGTCAGTCTGTCGGCATTGATTGGTGTAGTCTGACTGGGTAAGTTTTCCCATGTCTGTTTTGTGTAAGCCATATTTTCCTCCTTTAAATTTTCTATTCTTCATAAGACCAATGTTCTGTTTGGTGTATGTTATACATTCCACCAAAAATATGTATTTTACCTCTAAATACACAAGCTGAGCCACGATAGAATGGATAAGGTAGTTTTGTTTTGTCGGCAAATGTACTTCCATCAAATGCAGAATGTCGCTTGTTATTCTCTTCTGAACCTGCCTGCGTACCGAGTAAATGAACCTTGTCATTATAAACAACCGTTGAGCCGTATTGAAAGTTATAACCGATATATCCGCCTTCGCTTATAGCTGAACCATCCCATATCAAATACGGTCTATTATCTCCACCTGAGCCACCCATTAAATAAGCCAAATTATTATAAGCTGTGGCTGTTTGATAATTCCAATTGCCTATTACGTTACTTAACACCCAATCGTCAGCATTTTCATTCCATACGCAGACATATCGCCACCATCCATAATTGCTTGCATTACTACTCAAAAGAGTCAATTTGCCATTAAGAACTACGGCATGATTATTACCTACGATATTTGCATAGTTGGGATATCCAGGCAAATTATTTAATTGATTCCAAGCACCTGCGTTTCCTACTTCTTGCCATGTATAATGGTTCCATCCATGAAACAGATGTATCTTATCCTCATAAACAACCACCGATGGATAAGTCATATCTATCGGTATGTCAGTTTCTTGCCTCCATACTTCACCATCCCACGAATAATGGTTTCGCCGTACATCAGACGCATTTCCACCGAATATATGTATCTTATCGTGATAAGCAACCGCACAGCCTTCCATCATGTTGTATGGAATGTCGGTTTCTCTTCGCCATCCTCTAGCACCCCAAAACTGCCTAGCTTTCCCATTAACTCCAACATATCCTTTGACAACTTTCCGAGCCTTGCCATTAACACCGCAATATAACGCTATTCCGTTTCGAGCCTTACCACCGACTCCGCCATATGCCTTCTGTGCCATAATTCCTCTTACTCATACACGAGATACAACGCACCTGTTTCCAAATCGGTCACACCCGGTTCAATATCCAATGTACTCATGGTGATATTCATAATATTCACATGCACCCACTGACCATCTTCATATCGCCAAAACTTCTTGATGCCTTCGCCTAATCCACCGCTGAATACCAAATCACCCTCGTCACCCTGCCTTGTGGGATCTAGGATATCCAAATCAATAAAATTCTGCTTATTCTCCTGCAAATCCGATATAGCCGACTCAATATCGCTGATATCACTTTTGATACCGCTGATATCCTTCTGAACATCAACGAGCCTGTCACCGCCGACTTTTACAAATGGCTGTAACTCTGTACCCGATGCCGAATATGTATCCTCAAGCCATTGGATACCTTTTAGTGTTCTGTTCAGAATGGTAAACAACATCAACTGTGTGGTTGGTGTGCCGTTAGTGTAGTCATAGACATTCAGTGTGATTGCATCGCCAACTTCCATGTACGGTCGACCTTGCACTGTTGCCTCGAATGGCATGTATGTAATATCTTTTACATGATTGTAAATACTCAATGCCACCGCTTGCTTGTCATGATAAAATGCAATACATTTAACCAAGACATTTTCAACCACATAATTATTATTACCTTCGCCTAAAGTTACAGTGTATTCATCACCGTCATTTTCACGTAGCGTAACCTTGTCAATTTTCTGTACTCGGTAATCCTCGTATTTGACACTCTGATATGCGTCAATAAATCTGTGATTACCGTCCGTTGGATATAATTCATCATTCGGAAATAAGTCATTGCTTGGATAGAATGCATCATCTGTCCAATAGGTCAAATCTCTAAACTCAACCTTGCCGACTCTGTTTATCAAACAAAATCTGCCTGCAAATTGAGCAAATGCACGAATTACATCAAGGAATGCTATTTCTGTTCCTTCGAGCTTGTTTTCAAACCATACATTTGCCTCATACATTTCAGGGAAATCTAATGCAGAGTTGACGTATAATCTCAATCCGACATATTCCACTACGTTTCGCAGTAACGTAAAAAACGAAATTCCATAATCAAGAGGACCTTGCGGTATTGCAGCGAACACAGGATAAACATTCACATCAGCAAAATATTGCAACGCATCATAACACTCCAAACGAATAATGTTATCCGTCCTTGTAGTATTAACCGAATATACATAACCTTGGAACAGATGGAACCATGTATATTCTTGGTCTGTTCTAATCCCGACTTCTATTCTTTGATTTTTCAGATTATGTGGCAGAACACTACTCATGCGGACATCAATGCTGAATTTACTTGCTATACATCCAGTAACATTCAATGCACCATTGCCATCAAACAGACTTTCCTGTAAAGTCATGGACTCGCCGTATACATCCTCGTCCTCAAGCTCCAATATTTGATTTCCACCAATTGAAACATCCGGAAAACTAAGCCTTATATATTTTCGCCTGTTTCCGTCATCCCAATATTCGATAAAAGTATCATGCCTCATTTATGGCTCCTCAACTGTGACCTCGAATGTATCGAACCTATCCGAGCCTGTTGTATTCTTCCGCACAGGCTTGAAATCAATAAACACATATGTATCAACTAATGCGTCTATATCATCAGCATTGTTTACCTTCAGATTAACTCGGCAGGCATTGGTTGATGCTGTCCTACTCTCAACATCATCCAAAAAAGTCTGCATTGCTGTCGCATCCTCAAAATACATGGTAAATTTGCCACGTATCTTTCGCCCGATGACATCCCGGTGTTTGACCTGTGCGCCATCTGTCCATTCCTTCAGCAATGGCTCGTAATTTACGTTGTATCCTTCAGCAACCACATGCGCCGAATAATCAATTGTGCCAATCTTAAATATCACAGCCATATATCAACCTCATGCAAATGCGGAACTACCACCATTCATCCGCATATATTCGTTATTTTTCTGCCGTATCACTCTGAACAGCCTGTCATCGTCAACCTCAATCCGTGTACCTTCTGCAAGCTCACTCGCAATCACAGGTAAGAACCTTGTCAATAACTCCATTACTCCACTGTTATCACTTGCCGACACAGGAACCGCACCCGAACCAACACCCATCATGTTCGGAGCGGTACTTAACATACTCAAGCTCGGACTAACCATCGCATCAGATACCAACTCATCAACCGCACCCGATACGCTGTCTGCGTTTGCCTCGATACCAACTGCGATACCCTCGGGAATAAACCGCCCGATTTCGTCTGAAAACACTTTGGATGGTGAGTTAATCTTCAGCAGACTCTTAAAACTATCAACGAGCGAACCTGCCAACTTCTTCGCATTCTCAACAATCTTGCTCCAATTCTCCTTGATACCCTTCCAAAGACCCTCAACCAATTCTTTACCAACTTTCGGGATCTCTTTGGCACCTTCCATGAACGCATTTATCAGAGATACGATAATCTGTGGAACAGCTGCCAACAGCCTCGGTGTAGAGTCGATCATCGCTCCTGCCAATTTCAATATCAATTCCAATCCGGCTTTTACAATCTTCGGGGCATTTTGTACGAGCGCATTTACAATCTTATCTATCAATTCGGGCAGGCGATCCAAAAGTCTAGGCAATGCGGTTATCAGACCATCTGTCAGACCCAAAATCAGGGCAATTGCGGCATCTATCAGCATGTCAGCATTGTCAATCAACACTTCCACGATTTCTAAGACCACATCGACAATTGTTGGTATCAGATCAGGTAATGCTTCGGCTATACCAAGAGCCAACTGGACTATAACTTCCAATCCGGCTTGAACAATAGTAGGCAGGTTTGACAAAAGCGCATCCAACAGAGTCATGGTAATCTGTAATGCCGAGTCTACGATCATCGGGAGATTATCCAACAGACCTTGACCAAGAGAACCGATTAACTGCATTCCTGCATTTACAAACTCAGGGAGCTTTTCGATTATCATTGCAAGACCGTCAGATAAGATGGTGCCAAATGCCTCCATTGCACCCTCTAAACCGCCCTCTTGAAACGCAGCTGTAACTTCCGATAAGCCATTTGTTCCAAACTGTACGAACTCTCGCAAAGTAGGTGTAAGTTGGTCAGATATGGTTATCTTTGCACCCTCAAGAGCGGATTTGAACAGAGTCATATCACCTTGCAAATTGTCCAACTGTATCTCCGCCATCTCAGCCGCAGAGCCTTTGGCATCAAGAATACTCTCACCAATGCCATTCCAATCCTGTTCAACAGCTGCAAGCAATGCCTCCGCTGATGCGACATCACGAGTATTGAATATCTTGGAAATGGCTTGGAGTTTATCCTCTTGGGATAACTTACCCATGGCTGTGTTAAGGTCACCGAAGATGTCAGACAATGACCGCATATTACCACTGACTTGGTCGAATACATCAACACCAAGATTTTTGAGAAGTAATGCGCCCTTTTCGGTTGGACTTGCCAACTTTAAGAGCATATTCCTCATGTGCGTACCTGCTTCACTACCTTTAACACCGGCATTCGCCATTGCAGTAAGAGCAATTTCAAGCTCCTGTGTACCATCAACAGCCTGTTTGGTGCCATCTTTCATGGTAACCATACCGCCATTTAATTCTTTGGCAAGACCACCGACTACGAGAAAAGCATCGCCCAACTGTTCAACAGAAGTGTTACCTGTTGAAGCGGCTTTTGCCATTTCATCAACCATCTGTGTGGTACGTTCTGCCGAGATCCCGAATGCTGTCTGCGTATCGGTTATCATGTCCGAAGCACGTGCCAGGTCAAATCCACCTGCCGCCGCAAGGCTCAGGACGTTTGGCAACATATCCATGGACTGTTGTGTATTATATCCAGCAAGAGCCATGTAATTGAGTGCTTCTGCCGCCTCTGTTGCACTGAACGCAGTGTTCTGCCCAAGAAACTGAGCGAACTCACGCAAATTACCACTGAAATGACCAAAGGATGTTTCAACCGAACCAACCTCAGTTTCCATCTCTTGCGTGGTCTTGAGCATGGTCGCACCAACCTGTGCTATTGCCGCATCAAAGTCAGCACCGGCAGAGATCGAAGCCGCCGCAAAACCGCCAACAGCCGCAGTGCCTGCCGCAACTGCTCCGGCAACCGCTTTGCCGACTCCACCAACAACAGAGCCAAAACCTTTACTGAACGCAGAGCCGCCTTTTTCGCCCTCTCCGCCCATTATCTTTTCTATTTCTCCCGATATACCCTGTGCCTCGGGTATAATCTGCACATACGCTTTTCCAATGTCTGCCATATCATTTCTCCATGCGCTGTCTATGCCACTCTTCAAAACTTTCTATTGAGTCGAAATGCCGTAGCTCATAGGTTTTGTTTTTCTCATCATCAATTCCCATGAGTTTCTTATAAATACTTGGTGGCATGTTTCGTTTTTTCTGCGCATCTTTGGTATGTAGCCAGTTATTTATTCTTACCGCATCCACAAGCAAAGCCAACAAACCTTGCTCAAGTGTTAGTTTGGTTTCGGATATTTTCTTTTTTATCCTGGAATTGTCACTTAAACCAATGGCAAGAGTAGCCACAAAATTTGCCGGCATATCTTGCCAATTAGCCAAGTGATAAGTTTCCATCAGATCGCATGTCAAAGCATCCTCATCCACTGCGATCATATGACCGAGGATCATGATTTTTTTGTGTTAAGTGCCTGTAATATCTCGGTAATTTCTGATGCAAGAGCCTCCTGCGTACAGATGCCATCGTTATGTTCTGCGACTGCATCCATAAATTTCTCAGTATTCTCGCCACCGCCGAATATAAAATCAATCAACTCGAATGATGTATCTGCTGTTTTATCTTTTCTTAACTTAGAAAAAAGACGAGCAAACCGCATGTCATCTGTGATCCGCTCGTCTATTTCCAATTGTATTCCGCTTTTTGTTTTTATCTTCATCCGCTGTTATCTCCTTAAACAGAAGGTGTACTTGCAAGGTCAAAAAATACCTCATGGGTATCATTATCTGTACCATAAGGATA